GTCGGAATATCAAAAGGAATTTAAATCGCTGTGCGAAAACAATGGTGCCACTTATTTTATGGTAAAAAGCCTGGATGATGTGATCGCTCAAGGGTTATGAAGAAGTCACCCATACAACTCCGGCAGATAAAGCCCTCACTCATCGTCACCATGTCAGACCAAGGCTGGACCTATAAATCAAGGAATATGACGCCACCTGACCTGATTGAGATTGCTTCAGGGTTATTGAACAAGGCTTTAGAGGAGATGGTATAATTTAGGTATTAGGTTCATAGCTAACCGACTTTATGGCAGGCGATGCATCACGTTTAAATGGAAAGAAGGGCGGCAGGCCCAAGGGATTTGCTGCATTAGAAGCTGAGAGGCAGCGCGATTACGTTGCTGAGAAGCTCGTCACTGAATTCGCTCCCATAGTCGATAAGGCAATCGAACAAGCCAAGGCGGGTGATAAGAGCGCTCGTGACTGGATCACTGATCGAGCCTATGGAAAAGCTCAGCAATTTATAGACCACACTACGGACGGCGGGGCATTAGGCTCGACGTACGACCAACTATCGAATGAAGAACTCGAAGCTATCCTCGGAGAAAAAACAAGCGCGTAGGGAATTAGCACGAAGGGCTTTGGCCAAGCGTCGCCTTTTGGATTTCATCACCTTTAATTTCCCTGATTACAAGGTCAATTGGCATCACAGGCTACTCACAGAGAAGCTTGAGGCCGTTGAGCGAGGAGAGATTAAGCGGCTTATTGTGACCATGCCACCGCGTCATGGAAAGAGTGAAATAGTCTCAGTCCAGTTCCCCTCATGGCTCATTGGACGCAACAAGAACCGCAACATCATCGAAGCGTCCTATTCAGGGGATCTCGCTACAGACTTCGGAAGACAGGTACGAAACATCATAGCGGGAGATCGTTATGCACACCTTTTCCCCAGTGTTGAACTCGCTGAAGACAGCCAGGCTAAAGGTAAATGGAATACAAATGGGCGCGGTGCGTATAACGCTGTTGGTGTAGGTGGAGCAACTACTGGTAAAGGTGCTGACTTTCTCATCATCGACGACCCTATTAAGAACCGTCAGGACGCTGAATCAGAGGTTGTCCGAGAGAGCACATGGGCCTGGTACACATCGACAGCACGCACTCGTCTTTCTCCTGAGGGTGCGATCATTATTGTTATGACGCGCTGGCATGACGACGACCTCGTAGGACGAGTTCTAAGGTCTGAGAATGCAGCATCATGGGATGTATTGAACCTCCCAGCTATTGCGAATGATGACGAGGCATTTAGGAAGCGTGGAGAGGCACTGTGGGCCGACCACTTCTCACTCCCAATCCTCGAAGAAACCAAGCGCGACATAGGGGCTTATGATTTCTCCTCTCTATATCAAGGCTCCCCACTCGACAGCGAGAGTCAGGAATTCCGGAGAGACTTCTTTCAGTATCGATCAGAGGCAGACCTAGTAGAGAAGCGACTCGCACGCTACCTCACCATTGACCTTGCATTTTCAGACAAAGAGACAGCCGACAGTATCGGATTTGCGGATAACAGAGTAGACGGAACAAACCGCTGGAACTTACGGGCATGGCGCAGGAAGCTCACACCCAAAGACCTCATTGACTACCTCTTCGTGCTGCACGCTGAGAATAACTATTTACAAATCGGCATACTCGACAAGCACTCGCAGTACACCATCGTCATCAAACCATTCATAGATGATGAGTGCCGCAAGCGTAATAAGTTCTTGCCTATTTCAACCATTAAAACCCAGGACACCTCGAAGGAATTGCGTATCCGAGCCCTCTTGCCTCGCTATCTCAACAAGGCGGTCTACCACCTCGAAGGAGCGTGTGTTGACCTTGAGGAGGAGATGCTCCGCTTTCCAAAGGGTGTGCATGATGACGTGGTTGACGCAGTTGCCGCTCAAGTGACCTTTGCACAACCACCGAACGCGCAGGAGTTGGACTATCTCTATCGAAGAACTACCAACAGTGGACGCGCTAAAAACAACGCTATTTGACGTGCTACAATTCACTCATCTATGGCAAAAAAGAAAGCCGAGACTCCTGTTTACGCGATCACGCTCAAGATCGGCGGTGTTGAATATCACTCTCTATCATCAGATGTGACCGAGGCGATTCTTGCTCTGGAGGTTCCGAAGGTAAACAGCCGTGCAATCTTTACGCTTGAATACGATGGTAAGAAATCACAACTCCCACGGCGACCTGTAATGACGCGAATGGCTTTGAAGAAGCACATCTACGCCCTCTACCTCGGTCGCAACCTTATAAAATTACTGAAGTGACCGTGAATATCTTCGACTACATCAAGACTGAGGAGGCCGCGTACAAAACAACCAAGGTGACGGTTTCTGAGGGGTACGAGTGGTCAATGTACGAGCACATCCGCATGAGTACGTTGTTCCGAGACAGTAAGTACACCAAGGGTGCTGACGATCTCTCTCGTCCCTTCAAGAACATCATTCGCCGCATCATCACCCTGCAACACGTAGCAACGGGCTTTGACGTAAAAGACATCGAGCCGTTCGTGAATGAGTCGAAGAACTTCCACAAATCATTCCTCACCAGGAAGTTTCATCCGAAATGGGCACGAAAGCACAACCTCGACACCTTCATCGACGAGCTTGTTGAGAGCTACGTAGACTTCGGCCTTTCGCTCGTAAAGCACGTGAATAAGGTAGCTCCCGAGGTCGTGCCACTCCAGTCCATAGCATTCTGCGATCAGACAGACATCCTCAGCGGTCCGATCTGCATCAAACACCAGTACTCACCAGCACAGCTCAAAGAGATGGAGAAATACGGCTGGGGTGATGAGAAGAACGGCGCAACAACCAGTATCAACGAACTGATCACCCTCGCTCGCAAAGAAAAGGTCAACGCTCAGGGAGTTGTGACGAAGACCCCAGGCAAGTTCATTGAGGTTTACGAAATCGACGGTACCTTCCCAAAGGACTGGATGAAAGACGAGGAAACGACGGAGGCTGAGGAATCGACCTACACTCAGCAATTCGCACTCATTGCGTTCTATCAAGATGACAACGGAGACAAGAAAGGCCTCAAGCTCTTCCACAAGAAGGGCGACCCAAACAAATACAAGGCTCTAAAGCGTGACCCTATCTTCGGACGTGCATGTGGATTCGGTGGTATCGAAGAGTTGTTCCAGCCTCAAATCTGGACCAACTACAACACCATCCGCATCCAAGGAATGTTGGACGCTACCTCGAAGGTGCTCGGTGTAACTGACGATTCAACGTTCGCTACAGCGAATAAATTCACTGATCTTGAGAATGGAGAGTGGTTGACCCTGAAAGAGGGAAAGACAGCAGCAATCCTCGACAACCGACCAGTCAATGTCCCGATGTTCGAGAATGCTAACGCTATGTGGGAAAGTCATGCCCAAGGCCTCGGTTCAGCTAATGACGCGCAGCTTGGCGAGAGCCCTGCCTCTGGGACACCATTCAAACTTCAGGAGCTTGTCACCTATCAAGGTAAAGGGCCGCATGAATACCGAAAGGGCAAGGTCGCCATCTTTCTAGGTGAGTGCTATCGAGATTGGTTCCTCGAAGACCTTGTAAAAGAGATGAACGATGAGCAAGAATTCATGGAGGAGTTGTCACTAGAGGAGCTGCAATACGTCGCTGACAGACTGGTCGATTGTAAGGTCTATGAGCACACGAAAGAGCAGATACTCAACGGTGAGATACCGGACGACCAGGAGATAGAGGAGTTAAAAACACAAGTACGCGAGGAGTTTATGAAAGGTGGCTCAAAACGCTTCTTCTCACTCCTCAAGGATGAATTGAAAGCGCTTCCTGTTGATGTGGATATCAACATCGCCGGGAAGCAGAAGAACCTTGTAGGTATGGCCGACAAGCTCAGTAGTATCTTTGGGCAGATGTTCGCTAATCCACAGGGCTTCGTCCAGGTGATGCAGATCCCAGGAGCTTCAGATACGTTCAACAGCCTTTTGGAGTCCTCAGGACTGTCTCCGATGAGATTCGCCGCTATGAGCAAGGAGGCTACGCAGCAGATTATGCAACCTCAACCAACCCAATTACCAACATTAGAAACTAAGCAACCAGTAACAGCATGAATCCAGATTATTTGAGTGAGATAGAAAAGTCGTCAGTTATCGCATTTACAAGCAACGATGTGATGTTTAATGCCGTCAAGAAAGTTCTTTTGGGTATGATCTATCACCAGGGAACAGTTGTCCCCACATTAGAGCCGACGCCTATGAACTGGGCCTTTTCGCTCGTTAAGAACGACGCGCCACAGAGTGATGAAGAGTTGGGACAGGCCTTGAGAGCATCAGTAGCAGCTCTCGGCTATTTGAATGGCGCACTTGAGCGCCTCAAGGAGTTTTCCGCACCTGAGCACAAAGAAACCAAGGTAAATGACGCGGTATAATTACGTGTATATGTCAAAAACACTTCAAATCGGATTACTTACATCAGTCACCGTTCTTTTACTAGCATTCATGGTTTTGTCCGGCGTGAAGAGCGTCGGCGCATCAGCTCCCTCAGGATTAAAGGCGCGTGTAGCAACTACATCCTTGTCGGCAGTCAGTTCGACAGCGATCACTCTCTTTGCAACGAGTACCTGTAGTGCTCGTGTCATTACGACAGCCGCAACCCCTATCATGCTTACATTCAGTGATTACGCGAATCAGACCCCAACAGGAGTGTTTGGGCATCTTCAGGCCGCGAGCACCACGGTTGTCTATGACTCAGGACAATTTGGCTGTGATCGCGTGAAAGCCTACTCCTTTGGCGCTTCAACCATAACAATCACCGAAGCGGAATAATTATCAGTTAGTAGAAATATATGAGTTTAGACGCAAAAATGCCTACGCTTAGAGATAAGCAGAGAGCACGGGACGCGGCAGAAGCCGCAGAAAGAGAAGCCAAAGCAGCCGCAGAGGCAGAAAAGGTCGAAGAGAAATTACCAGTAAAGAAAAAGAAATAGTATGCAGAATAATTTAGTAGCAACTGTTGTCGGAGCTGTCATCCTCGTAGGGGGATTCGTTCTCTTCCAGAAGAATCCCGAGGTTAATGTTTCGGTACCTGTGAGCGCACCTGAGAGTGCCCCGCAGAGCCTCGCAGGAGCTTCCGGACCTACTTCTTACTTTCCATGTGAGACACACAATGGAGTTGGATGGTGCTTTAATCGCGAAGGTCTTCGTGCGGCAAACGTCACAGTCTGTTCAGTGAGGAGTCCAGCAGCAACGAGTACGCTTGAGTCAGCAACAGTCCTATTCCAGTCAGTTGCTTCGTATGCAGCAACCTTCCAAATGGGCTGGGGTGCCTCCAACACAGCGACTACAACCCGAATCGCAGAGCTTACAGTGGGTGCAGGAGTGAAGTTTGCAACATTGATTGCAACGACATCTGCGACAGCTCTTACGGACGGAGTTGTCCCGCCGAATAGCTTCATCAACGTTAATGTTGCTACCGGAAGCGTAAGCTCAACATTCGCTCCTGTAGGAACGTGTGACGTAGTTTTCAGGGTCATTTAGTACCCTCGGGTTATCACTCCCGATTCAAAAGTGACTAAGTTTCTCACTATCTCAAAGTGAAATTCATTTCTCAATATATGACTCAAATTGATGAAGAGGTAAAAGTAGACGCCGCAGATGACGTAGAGGAGGAAACTCCTGAAGCTGATCTGAAAGATACTACTGACTGGAAGGCCGAGGCTGTTAAGGCCCGAGGCATCGCTTCACGTCTTCGCACCAAGCTTACAAAAGCTGAGGAGAAGAAGGTAGAGGCACCAGCCGCAAAAGAAACTAAGACCAATGTTCTTGACAAGTTGGACAGGGCAATACTCCGCGTTGAGAAGATCACCGCAGAGAAAGAGATTGAGTTAGTCCAAGACATAATGAAGGAAACGGGCAAAGATATTGAGGCGGTGTTGGCAAGTAAGTACTTCCAAGCCGAACTCAAGGAAATGCGTGAAGCGCAGGCGACCAAGGAGGCAACTCCATCTGGTACAAAGCGCTCAGGCCAATCACCCCGCGACGACGTTGATTACTGGCTTGCTAAGGGACCAGGCCCAGAAGGTCTGCCCAAGGACAATCCGGAACTCGCTCGCAAAGTGGTTGCCGCTCGCATGGCCACAATCAAATCCCGTAACACATTCTCGGACGATCCCATTCAATAAGCTCTGCCAAATCTAGTTGCGACAATACTAGATTAGCAGGGGTAGTGAAGCCGCAAGGCGTAAGCTACCTAACAAATTTATCGCTGTAATTTATAAAGAGGACTTCGTAGCGAAGGTTCAGGAAAGACTTTCTGAGCCGACGAAATGGAAGGACTTCATGAAAGTGGACATCTCTGACAAGAGAGAGCTTCACAACCCGTACCGCACTGATGTGTCCATTCAGACACTCACTCGCTATACGCCTTACACATCCGCACCCGTCGCTCAGACAGATGAAACGGTCGTCATTGACGCATCGTTCCTCTGCTCTGAAGTAATTGACCGTGCTGATCTCGCACAGTCTGGGTATATCTCCCAGATGGAAAGTGCCGATCACATGGGTGTTATTCTCAATGAAAAGATTGAGAACTACATCTATGCACAGCACGCTCAATGGACTGACTTCGACAACGCTAGTATCGGTGGAGGCGCTGGAAACATCACTGTTTCTGACACCAACGTCGATGACATCATCACTGGTATTACCCGTGAAATTCACGAGGCAAAAGGCTCGACACTTTTGGAGCGCAATGGCGCATTCATCGTGTGGCGACCAGCTGACTTCGAGAAGCTCACGAAGTTCATGATGGCCAATGGCTTCTCTACCGCAGACAACGCCCTCAAGGGTGGTGTTAAGGGTGGAGTTGATTACATGGGCTTCACGCACTACCAGTCCAACCTTCTCACCGCTGGACACTTGTTCGCTGGTGTGAAGAAACTGGCCCACCTCGGAATCCTCCGTTCAACATACGGACAGATCGTCGTGGACGAGAAAGACCCAGGACTTGTTTCTGGTGTCGGTATCACCGCTCGCTTGGACCTCAAGGTCAAAGCATGGGCGAAGACCGCTCCCGTTCTCTTCGATGTGCTCGTAGCGTAGTACAAACCACCCTTTGATGGGTGGTTTCGGGGGCTTGTGTCGCAACGGCTCTCGAAATTACCCATCAAAATTCACTATGACAATCACTGACATCGTAAACAGCATCTACATCAAGACAAAGACGAATTCCTCGTCCTTCTCTGCTGCTAACATGCTCATTGATATCAATAACGCTTATGAGCGTGTTGTGTCACTTATTTTGCAATCGGATGGACGTTGGCAGTGGGACGACACCAATCAGACCGATCTCCCAATCGCAACGACCACTGTCACAGCGAGTCAGCAGGACTATGCACTTGCAGTCAGTCATCTCAAGATAGATCACGTTGAACTCAAAGACAGTAACGGAAATTGGGCACCACTTACGCCTTATGACAATGAGGACTTCGACGGCTCGCCTATTACGCAGCAGTCAACAGCAACAGGAGTACCCACTCACTACGATGTGCTCGGCAACTCGGTGTTTCTCTATCCTGCCCCAAACTTCACACAGGCAGCATCAATCAAAGTGTATTTCCAGCGCGGCCCTGCTGTCTTTACAACTGGCGAAGTATCGACAGGTACTAAAATCCCAGGATTCAACTCCCTGTATCACGACCTCATCCCTCTGTGGGTGGCGTACAACTACGCTATTTCAAACGGACTCCCGACTGCCAATGGTTTCCTTGCAGCGATAGAGAGACAGGAAAAGCAGCTTGTACTCGACTACAGTAAACGCAACCCCGATGATCGCCAGATTATGAAAATGAGGGGAATAAGTCACATCTAGTATGGCTACTTGGTCAAACGACACAAAAAATAGCTCAGCGTTTGTAAACCAGGACTTCGGAGGCGCTTCACGGACATGGGATGGTGCGACTGAAAGCTGGGATGACAACAACGGTACGTGGAATGATCCAAGTATCGGCTTCACAAACCAATCAAAAAGCTCCACCAGCTTCACTAATCAAACGAAATCATGATTTTTCTCGCCACATTCGCAATACAGGCAGTAGTTTCACTCGCTATCTCATACGGTCTAGTCTCGTATGTGCCTCTCGACTACTTCCCTGATGTAATCGAGCGTAATTTTGGCTCGACCATCACCACTATTCAGGGGGCTGACACAATATCTTCCTCCCGAAGCGTCATAAACACCAATTTCGCCAATCTCAATGCCGATAAGTTTGAAACAACGGGCACTACGCTCGCAAATCTGACCTCAGCTGCATCTTTAGCGACTGTAGGTACAATCACGTCAGGTACGTGGAATGGAAGCATTGTAGGGGCAACCTATGGCGGAACGGGAAGCTCCACACTCTCCTCCAATCAAGTAATCCTAGGTAATGGCACGGGAGCGGTGAAAGTAGTCAGTGGTTTTGGATCATCGGGACAGTTTCTTACTTCAGGAGGCTCAGGGACCGCACCAAGTTGGACATCAAACACGCTCGATACGTCACTCAACTTCAATTGGACAGGTACAAACTATTTTAAAAACTTCAGCGCGTCGAGCACCGTCGCAAATCCTTTCTATCTCAATGGACTTGCCTACGATACACCGTCAACGCGACCTGCGAGTTCTACAGTGTTGATGGAAGACGGAAACGGACATCTTACATTCAATGTCCTACCCGTCACTGTCATCTACCACAACTCGAACGTCAGCCTAACTTCCAGCAGTGCAGCAACAACGTCGCTTGTGACCGTTGCAATCCCCGCTAACACAATCGGTACTGCATCTAGGGAGTTGCGCGTCAGTATGGCTGTAGCCGCTACAGTAGGCTCAAACAGTGGTTGCTGGGCCAACATAAATATCGGTAGTGGAACAGCGACATCAACAATTGCTTTTGCCAAAGACTTCACAAACGGCCTTGGTGGAGGAGTAGTCACACTTGATGCAAAAATCATGTCCACCACAACTGCAACAGAATACACCACTTCAATAGGTACGGCGCGTCCCGTTGGAACAACGGTAACGACTGCTCAGGGATGGAGCAGTTTCACTGCTGTAAATACAGCAGCTCCAATGTATCTCGATTTCGGGATCGTCTCGCCAAATGGTGCAACGGTCTGCAATTTGCTGAATATCAGCGTTGAGCGCCTCACCTCGTAATATGAAGCGCATTATCGTAAACAACTTCTCCAGGGGAATGGCAGACGACCGTTTTGGAGGTGGTAACGGAGAGTTCTCATTCTCAAAGCATTTCGACACGCTCAGCTACCCGAAACGACTCCAGCCACTCCGAGGAATGACTTCTGATACTTCGAGCACAGGTATCGGAAACATTATTGTTGCTTCAGATGGTCTCATGTACGGCATCGGTATTAGTAGCGCAGGGGTTGGAAAACTCTGGGTACGCTCTGGATACGGTGGCTCAGATCTATGGCGAGCTATATCTACTCAAAATCAAACGTGCTCAGGCATCATTTATGATTTTCTCGTTGACTGGCCTGACGCATGGCCTGCTACAGCAACACAAAGAACGATATTGTGGGCTGGTACAGACACATTGAATGTGAGTCAGAAGGATGGAGTTGGCTCTGCGAGTGTGAACAACACAGCGTTACCTTTTACAACCATCGGTCAAGGAATCGTCCATCCGAAGGATAGGCGTGTTTATTTCACCTACAAGACAGCTACAACTCACTACATCGCAGTCATTGCACCAAACGCAACTGACCTTGCCGGACTCAACGCCACGGCTTTCGCACTACCCTTCGCATATCGCGCGTATCACACGTCATACTACGGCAACTATATTGCAGTCCCTCTTACGAGTGTAAACGGAGCAGGCGTAGACGGTTCATACGTTGGTCTTTGGAATAGAGACACCTCGATCACAACTTTCGATGAGACTATCACGTGGGGTGTCGGACGATTGAAGGTGCTCAACAACTTAAACGGTGCGCTCATCGGAGTTTCAGAGTCACAGGCGATCTATACAGGTTTCAATCAAGACAGCGATTCAATAATGATAAAAGTGTGGGACGGAGGCGCTGAACCAGTCACGATAAAAGAAATAAAAGCAACACATCTTGCGGGTTCCAATCAACCAAGTTGCTCGATAAATCCGAGAGTCAACTTCATTCACAAGAATCGTCTCTACTTCTCAATTAATGTAGTACCAAACGACGGAAAGCAGGCCTCGTATTACGGACTGTGGTCAGTTGGAAAGAATAAGGTAACTGGCGAGTGGTCAGTGCAGCTTGAACGTATTGCCACAAACACCAACACCGAAACTGGCGTAATAGCAGCGGCTATTGTGGGTGACTTTGTATCAATGGCTCATACAGCGGAAGGTACACTTACTTTCTCAATCAACGGCAATACTGGCAACACCACTTTTGCAGCAACCTCTGTATACGAGTCTCTCGTCAATCCTGATATGGACCCTGCCGACAATCTTCTGAAGAAGAAGCTCTACTCCATCTCCGTGAGTTGTCAGCCATTACCGACAAGTGCGCAACTGGTTCTCAAGTATCGCGTGGACTCTGATGGCGACACTGCCGACTGGGTGACGGCCTACACATTCACGACGGCTGACGGTGTTCACTTCGAGGCTCCTAACGCAGCGGGTACGGCATTCACCGACGGCCATAACTACGAATTCAGATTGGAGAGTACCGGAGGCGCGACAGTCACTTCTTTTTCTTATAAGTACGAAGTCCTCCAAACAAACGCATGAGCCCTCAAGAACAAATCAGGCAGCTTCAGGAACGTGTGAGCAGGTTAGAGGGTCTTTTAAATGCTTTCGTGCGGCCCTCTGAATACAGATTTTCAAAGCCTATTCGCGGTGGAACTGATGGCCTGAGACTTCTTACGTCAGCAACAGAGAAACTCTCCTTTTTCAGTAAGACTCCTGTGGTTCAGCAGACTGCCAACACCGTGCCAGCTGGAGGCGGTTCAGGTGATACTGACGCAATCGACATCTCAGCTCGCACCGCCATCGGTCAAATCCGTGCCGCATTAGTCGCGCTCGGATTAGTGGCTTAACCGCGTAGTATAATTAAACAATCTTATGCCCACCTATGTAAATCCGAATAAAGAATGGCAGGAGAACGTCCAAGACCCCTCGACGATAAGTTCAGCAACAATGGCACCCACGCCATCAATCAACTACCAAACACCCAAGCAGACACCGATATATCCCGTCGCGGGACTCAATAGCGATCCATTCGCAGCGACAGAACCAGAACAGAAAGCTGACGACCTCACTACGAGCCTTCAGTCGCTCAACGACCAGCTCGTAGGACAATCACAGGTTCGAGCGGAGGAGGAGGCGAAGCAGGGTATACCCCAACTTACCCAAACGCAGAACGACCTCTCTTCAAAACTCAAAGGATTACAGAGTGAGGCTCTAGCCATCCCGCTACAGCTGCAAAACGACGCTACAGGCAAAGGGATTACGACAGGTGGCCTCCAGCCCATCCAGACCGCTGCACTGCGTAATAACGCAATTCAAAGTCTCAGTGTTTCATCTCTCCTAGAAGCTTCCCGAGGTAATCTGACTACTGCTCTTTCTTTCGTAGATCGTGCCGTAGCTCAGAAGTTCGACCCTATCAAAGAAGAAATTGCGGCAAAAACCGCAAACCTTGATTTGATACTGAAGTCCCCTGCCTATTCGTTGGCTGATAAGAAACGCGCCCAGCAACAGAAAGACCAACAAGAAGCTCGTGCAAGCGAGATTGCGGTCCAGGAAGAGAATCAAAAGACCATCCAAGGACTCGCACTTCAGGCACTCCAAAACGGAGCACCATCGGTCATCACTGACAAAATCATGCAATCTAAAGATATCGCAGCGGCTTTTGCAGCGGCTCAGGGCTACGCAGGAAAGGAGACGGTGCAATCAATCCAAGAATACAACTTCGCTGTCAGAAACGGCTACAAAGGTTCGTACTCTCAGTACCAGGATGAGGACGCGAACCGAAAGATTGCTATTGCGAGGGCAGGTGTCAGTGGCCAATTTGGCATGAGTGTCGGACAGTCCAACCTATTTAATAACATCGTGAACAAGTACAACTCATCTCCTTTGATTCAGGCATCTGACAGAACGACTGTCCTCAAAAACTCCATCGCGGAAGCACGCAAGACACCTAATAACGGTCCAACCCAGTTGAACCTTGTGTACGCCTACATTCAAGCTCTCGACACCTATCAATCCGCAGTCCGAGAAGGCGAACTAGGCCTAGTTAATTCCATCGACTCAAAGACAGGAAGCATCCAAAACTACATCCAGAAAATCCAAAACGGGCAAATTGTTCGTTCTGAAGTAGCTCTCGATATTGCGAACTCTGCTGAAAAGATTGTCGATACGATCAAACAAGCTGCTGAACAGAAGGCCAAGTCGTATGAATCACAGGCCACGACTTTAGGATTTGGCGATGCGTGGAAGAGCTACCAGGGTGGATTCAACGCTTCTTATGAAGCACCGATACAACAAAACACGACAAAGAGCGGCATTCCATTCGATGTTAAAGGAGCCCTGAATTCAGGCTACACTCAAGCGCAAATTGATGAGTACCTTAGCACTCACTAATATGCCGCCACTCGATTCATTCGCAGGAAAAAAACCGTCTCTGGATTCCTTCTCAAATCCCACCGTGACACCAACCGTTAATCACGGTGGTGTTGCTCTTTCCGTTGGTTCAGCCGGACAATCGCTCATGGCGGGTTCTCTTAAACAGAACCTTGCAAAAATTCCAGGTGATCTCACAAAAGCAGCAACAAAGGTAACTGACGCACTCGGATTCAAAGGTACTGTCGATACTATCGGGACCAACCTTGCTCGCACAAATCTACATATCAATCCGACTGCGGATAAATCACTGCTTGATTCGCCAGTATTGAAACCAACAACTGTTGAACAGAATGTTGGAGCCGCTCTCCAGATCGGAGGCACAGTCGGTGGTCTCCTCGCGGCACCCGTAACACTCCCCGCAGCTATAGGAACAAGTGCGCTCGTAGGCGGGTCTATGGCGGGTGGTCAGGCAATGGCTGAAAACGCTCCGGCTGATGAAGTTCTGAAGCGCGGTGGCCTCGGAGCCCTGATCGGCGGCGCAACAGCAGGGATTGTTGGAGGAATTGGAAAACTTCTTGGAAAGATGGGTGACAAGATCACAACGTCGGTCATACGCCCTACACGCTCAGACCTTGAGGATGGTTTCTCTCTCGATACGATAAAGAAATACGACCTCGGAGGACCACTGAATAAGACATTTGATAAAACACAGGCGCAGCTTGGCGTACTCTCAACGCAACTCAAAGAAAAACTCGGTGCGGGTACAGAAACAGTAAATCTTGGAAATGTTTATAAGGAAACTGTTGCCGAGCTGACTGACTCAAGTAAGCTCAAGGGCTTCGGAGCGAATAAGAAGATTCTCAACGTCCTCGAAAATCTCAAAGAGGAAGTAGGTATCGTTGGTAATGACCTTGCTATCACTGATGCTCAAGTAGTCAAACAAGCGTCAGGTGGATTTGGCGCATGGCAGTATGGAAAGCAAGACCCAGACTCAAAAGCGAGTGAAATCGTATTCAATACGTTCTACAGCAAGCTCAAGACTGCTATCGAGAAGGCATCACCAGAAGGCGTGCAAGCAATCAATGCTGAAATGTCCAAACTCATTCCCGTAATGAATGCTGTTATCAGACGTTTGCCTGTCGCGGAACGCAACAACCTCATCTCACTCAGTGACATGGTCGGACTTGTTGGAAGTGCGCACAATCCTATCGCACTCGGTCCAACGCTTCTAAATATAATTTCCAAGAGTGGCACAGCTGGTAATGCACTTATGAAGGTCGCTCCGAAAGTATCGGACGCAGCATCAAAGACGGCCCTCGGTGCAAATCTTATCGGTCAGCAGGTGCAACAAGGATCAGTCCCACTCCAATCACCAGAACAACAACAAGGAGCAACATCTCCAAATGCTAGCACGAAATACGGGCATCTTAATCCAGATGGGACCATGACTGTGAATAGTCCTTTCGGCGGCTCGGACGTTATCCTTGACCCTACTATTATGGGAGGTGGCACTGTCGCCAAAGTCGGAAAGGAGATCGTAGCTGCTGTCGCAAAGAAAGTTGCTGCTAATCCTTCGTATCATGAAATGATCGGTGCTTTCCTAAAGCAGATCGACACACACGACATCAACCAGATTCTTATGAACTGGGACAACTTTAAGCCCATGCTCGCAAAGTTGGGTATTGATAAGCTCTCACCCGACAAAACCCTCGAACTACTGAATAAGGTTATGTCCAAGCAATAAAGCTATATGGATGAAAACAACCTCAAACGACTCATAAAAGTTCTCACTGACACTCTGACGAAAGAGGAGTTTGTCACATCGTTCAAAAATGTCGTAGAGCGTGTAAAACGCTTTGAGGCGAAACTTACAGAGGACTTTCAAACACTCTCCCAAACCATGAAGGGTTTAAGCCAAAGAATGGACGACAAGCTCGCTACCCTGAAGGACGGAAAGCCGGC